TTGATGCGGTAGTCGCTCATGCCTCAACCTCCTGTCCTGCGTCCCTGTAGTCGTCCCACACGGCCGCGAGGACGTCGGCGTAGGTGTAGGTGACGCCGCTGGCCTCCAGCGCGGCCTCAGTGGCCTCCAGCGCGTCGTGCAGGTCGCCCGCCTCGTCTCCCGGCTGGAAGTAGAGGCTGCGGCGCTCGGCGTGGTGCGTGAGCGTGGTGCCGAAGCGGTCGCTGTTGATGGTGATGTCTCCGAAGCGCATGGTGGTGTCTCCTGTGTGGGGGTTGGCCCGGGGGTGGTGTGCCCCCGGGTTGGCGGTGTCAGAAGTTGAAGTCGTGGAAGGCGCGGCGGCCGGCGTAGGCGTTGCCGCCCTGCTCGAAGGTCTTGGTGCCGGCGCTCTTCCACTTGCGGCGCTCGGCGCCGTCCTCGTCGGCCCAGCGGCGCAGGCTGATCTTGATCTCGCGGCCGTTGGGGTTGGCCGCGTACGAGTAACGCTGGTCGGCTTGGTTGTCGCAGTGGGCAGCGAAGCCGCCGGGGATGAAGCGCAGCTCGTCGCGGTTGAGGAGCGTGGCGGTGTCGGCGCGGAGCGTGATCGTCGTCGCGGTCTTCTTGACGACGGTGTAGGCGTCCACGTCGGTCCAGACCGAGACGCTGACACCGTCGCCGATGTTCAGGGCGGTGATGGCGTCGGCGGCGGCGTTGATCTCGGCGGTGCGCTCTGAGATCCACGGGCGGGCGGCGGTGAGGGTGATCGTCATGTCGGTGTCTCCTTGGTTGCTGATGAGCTCTTCTCGCATATGCAAGCAGGGGTTGCAAGTGGGTATGTGCAAAAAAGTGCATTGGGGCTAAAATAGTGCAACTTCTGCAACGCAACGCATCACGGTGCAGTGCGTTGCGCGGTGCAAACTGCAACGTGCACCGTGCACCGGCACTTAACCTTCTTTTCCAAGTTGCCGGTGTCGCGGTGCATGGTGCTAGTAAAGTGTTGTATAAATCCGTGTTGCAGTGTATTTGGTGGTGGAAGGAGATTTCTATGTGGAGCAATGCTGACGAGGTGAATGCGTTCATCGAGGATCACAAGGGCGGCCGGTGGGGTGTCGGGGATCGGTGCGTGTTGCCGGACATCGAGCAGCCGTACACGGTGGTGGCCGTGCGGCCCTTCAGCCATCGCGGTAAGTTCAGGCTGTTCGTGGATCTGGAGGCGCCCTGCGCGGTCGTCGAGTGTCAGGAGTATCTGGTGACGACCAAGGAGGTGCACCAGTGGATGTCGTCGCCACACCTGACGCGGTGCTGCGTCGCGCACAAGTATGGGTTCAGCACGGGTATGGTGGGCGCGTGGAAGACCGCAGAGCAGCGCGCCGGTGAGCGGGAGAGGCTGGAGCTGAGGGAGCGGCAGGAGGCGCTCCCGCACGTCGGTTTGAACGAGCGGGCGGTGCTCGAGGCGCTGGAGGCGGTCAGCTTGGTGGGCGACCAGATCGGAGTGGAGCACGTCGTCTCGCACGCGGTTGCCCTGCTGCCTCCGGCTGGGCGAGGCGGGCGAGACACGCGGAGGCAGCGCGTAGTCAGGGCGATCGGATCTCTCGCTGAAGCGGGGCGCATCACGTTGCGTGGCGGTGCAGTGTTGCTGTGAGGGTTGCGGTGCGCGGTGATCGGGCGTATCTAGGGGGTCTGGTAGTCCTGCCACTTAGCGGAGCACGCAGAGTATGCCCACGCCGACAAAGCGCACCCCAAAACTCGAAGCGGAAGTCCTTGAGCGCCTCGCTCTGGGTGAGACGCTGGCTGCGCTGGGTCGTGAGTTGGGGTTTCACCCGGTCAACTGGGGCAAGTGGGTAGCGGCGGACGAAGCGCTGGCAGTCGCGTACGCCCACGCGCGTGACGTGGGCACTGACGCCCTCGCCGAGCAGGCCCTCGCACTGATCGATGCAGAGCCGGCGCGCGTCGAGGGACGCATCGACCCGGGCCACGTGCAGTGGCGTCGGGCGCAGGTCGACACGCGGCTGAAGCTGCTGGCCTGCTGGAACCCGAAGAAGTACGGCGCCAAGACGCAGACGACGATCGGCAACAAGGAAGGCGAGGCGCTGAAGATCGAGGGCACCGCCGACACCGCCGCCATCGCAGCGTCACTGGCGGCCGCGATGCGTGACGCGAAGCGGGGGGATGCATGATGAACTGGAACTGGGGCTGGCCTCTCGACGTGCCGAGGAACCCGTGGCGGCGGATCGCCGATTTGGAGGCAGACCTCGCCGATGCCGAAGACGCGCTGGTGGATGCCGCGCTCGACCTAGCGAGCGTGCAGCGCCACTGCGACCTACTGGCCGATCGATACGACAAGGTGCGCGAGACCAACATGCAGCTGCGTGACACGCTCGACCTGTACCGCGACGACCACCGCCGCCACTGATGTCGGCCGCGCTGACCCTGCCAAGCGGAAAGGCGATGCCTCGCGGCGCCGCCGACCTCGCCACGCTCGTCAGCGGCCTGCCTCACGACATGCAGATCTACCTCGACTGGCAACGCCGGTGGAGTGCCACGGCGCGCCCCAGCCAGCTGCTGCCCGAGACGGACTGGACGCAGGCGGGCATCCTCGCCGGGCGCGGCTTCGGCAAGACGCGCGTCGGTGCCGAGTGGATCACGCGCGCCGCGTACGAGGACGCCAGCGGCTTCGACAGCGCCGTGATCGCGCCGACGTACAGCGACGTCAAGTACACATGCTTCGAGGGCGAGAGCGGCATCCTGTCCGTGCTTCCGCCGGATCTGCTGATCGACCACAACAAGAGCGACATGATCGTCAAGATCAAGAACATCGCCGGCGGCGTGTCCACGATCCGTGGCTTCACGGCCGAGAAGCCGGAGCGGCTGCGCGGTCCCCAGCACTGCCGTGGCTGGTTCGACGAGCTGGCCGCGTGGATGTACGCCGACGAGGTGTGGGATATGGCGCTGATGGGTATGCGCCTCGGCCCGGCGCCGCAGGTGCTGTGGACCACGACACCCAAGCCGCGCGACATCATTCGCAAGCTGTCCGCGCCGCAGGCCCAGCGGATCATCGTGCGCGGCAGCACGTTCGACAACAAGGCGAACCTGCCGGAGAGTTTCTTCAGGCAGCTGGAGCAGTACGACGGAACCGTGCTGGGCCGTCAAGAGCTGTACGCGGAACTCTTGGATCCTGAAGAGGCAGGCATCATCCGGAGATCGTGGTTCAAGCTGTGGCCGGCGAAGCAGCCGCTGCCGCGCTTCGACTGGATCATCATGTCCCTCGACACGGCGTACACCGAGAAGAGCCTCGACAAGAAGGGCGACCCCGATCCGACGGCCTGCTCGACGTGGGGCGTGTTCGAGCACAAGAAGTCCAGCCAAGTCATGCTCCTCGACTGCTGGGACGACCACCTCGGGCTGCCGGCGCTGATGAAGCGCGTCAAGAAGGAACTCAACGTCGCGTACGGCGACGACGAGGATCAGGCGCTGATCAAGCCGCTGTTCGGCGCGTCGAAGCCGATGACGAGCGGCCGCAAGCCGGACATCCTGCTGATCGAGGACAAGGGCAGCGGCATCTCGCTGCGCCAGATGCTCGCCGAGACGGGCATCGAGGCGTACGCATACAACCCGGGGCGCGCCGACAAGCTGTCCCGCCTGCACATCGTCAGCCCCGTGTTCGCCCAGCGCCGCGTCTGGCTGCCCGAGAGCGAGAAGTTCCCCGGCAAGGCGCGCACGTGGTGCGACGCCGTGGTGACGCAGCTGTGCAGCTTCGCCGGCGGCGGCAGCATCAAGCACGATGACCACGTCGACGCCTGCACGCAGGCGATCCGCCTGTGTCTGGACAAGGGCCTCATCCGCCTCATCAAGGACAAGCCCAAGGATGCCGGCGCTCGGCCGCCGCCCCGGGTCGTCACCAACCCGTACAGCCAGTGAGGACTGACGCATGATGGACGACGAAGACGACATCGACACCGAAGGCGAGATGGTCGAGATCGACGAGGAGGTGTCCGACGTCGAGGACACCGAGGACGGCGGCGCGATCGTGCGTCTCGGCGACGAAGAGGCGCCGGGCGACAGCGAGTTCTACTCGAACCTCGCGGAGGAGATGCCGGACAGCGAACTCAGCACGCTGTCGACGCGCTTCCTCGACCTGATCAGC